TTCTACTACAAAGGAACGACTTTTTACTGAAATATCAAAGTAAATCTCTAATTGTTAACAAGTTAATTTATAGAACATCCCTTATATAATGTGGCATTTATATAAATAAGGTAATATCTGATAATCAGATACTTATAAAAAATGCCACAAATGCCACAACTGAAACGGGCATTTTTAGGTGTCCCAAATATTTTATGATGTTTTTTCCTAAAAACTTAGGAAAAATCAGGGACTTTTTGATAAAAAATACCGCAAGTGCGGTGTTTTCTCGATTTTATTTCATAAATTTGCAAGGATTATTTAATATATATTTCATGAGCAAATTCGTTATCTACCTCGAAGTCGAGCCGTACATGAAACAATGGCTTACCAATTCCTTTGGCGACCCTGTGGTTTTCCCTGCCTCAAGCAATGAGAATGCTGTCATACGCAGACTGACCACAAAGCGCCCTTGCAATAATGTGCCCGAACAACCTACAGAGAAATCCGTGGCCATTTGCATTCCTGCCTCCAAATACAAGAGTCCGGAGACATACAATTATTTGACCAGCTTCGGCAAGCAGGCATTGCTGGAGAGCCTTGATGACCTGTTCCGCATCAACATGTGGAGCGACCTCGGAGACCTCAGCGATATTACCTGCAAGAAGATGTCCGCCTTCCGAGCTTGGTGCCAAAACAAAGGCATAGACATAGACTATGCAGAGACCATTCGCATGAAATGGTATCGTATGCGAAAGGCATACCAGAAACAAGGGGTCAACCTCTTTAATAATAAAAGATGCCGTAATAACATAAATTAACGTCATAAAGTCATCTACTATATACCCTGTTTTTGAACAGCTGCGAACAACTGCGAACAGTTGCGAACGAACATGAAATATTTAACATTATGAGATATCTTAATCACATCACTAAAATTCAGAGGATTCTGACGTCCAAGTTGCCGTTTGATTCACTTCTTGGACATAAGACATTTGCTCTGCCGACAAACCTGGAGTGGGAGAGTGTTACGTTCCAGCGCCCAGCTAAGTTGGAAATTACCGACAAATATGACGATAAAGTGCGGATATATACGCATAAACTTATATATCGCACATGTGAGGAGGACATCAATACTGCAGCCAAATATGCATATCTGCTTGAAGATTTGGATGGTCGAAGATACCTCATCGGTTTTTCAACAAGACCTTATCCGACAATTAATGTCTCTGAAGTGCATCCTGATTCTTATTCGTCAAGCACACTCAACGAAGTCACAGTTCAGTGGCAGGCATACCGAAAGGCACCGCGAATAGAGTGATTCTACGTATTTTATTTAGGCAATTGCCATGCTTATCTTTGCATCAAAAAAGATTAGCGCATGAAATACGGTATGATGATTTGCGGTACCATAGGTGCAGGATATGACTGGTGGACTGGAACCTACGGCACACGCTCCAAGGATGTCAAGAATTACCTTGACGCACATTCCGATGAGGAGGTAAATATTGCTGTCTCGTCACCGGGTGGATTCGTTGATGAAGGTCTAACCATCTATCAACTTATCAAGGATCATGGCAATGTCAACGTCCATGTGTTGGGCATGACCGCTTCTATTGCAACCGTCCTCTGCATGGGTGCCAAGCACGTTACCATGAGTGTAGGCAGCACCATGCTTATACATAATGCGTCAACAGGAGTCACTGTTTGGGAGTCTGCTAACAAGGAAAAACTTGACCAGCTGATTGCAAAATTCCAGAAGCAGCGTGATGACCTTGACACAATAGACAAGGTCATTGCATCTGTCTATGCTCAGCGATGCGGCAAGACATCTGAAGAAATCGTGACGCAGATGAACAAAGGCAGCTGGATGACACCAGAGATGGCTCTGGAGATGGGGCTTATTGACGAGATAAGAGATTTGGATGAGGAGGACAGCAAGAGACAAACCAATCTTGCCAAGAGATTCACCAATTCTTATTGTCAGAATTTGGGCCTCCCGCCAATCAAGGGCGAAACGGTTGAGAAACCATCAAAGAACTTCATGACACAAGTAATCGAAGGTGTCAAGGAGTTTTTCAATAATAACTCTAAATTAAATGAAATGAAGAAGAAATTCCTCAACCTTCAGAACATCCTTGAACGCAAGGATGATTTCGATGTGACCGATGAGAAGATTACACTCACCGATGCAGAGATGCAGAAAATCGAGGATGCCATTGCCGACAAAGAGAAAAAACTGACCGATACGGCAGCTGATCTCACTGCTGCTAACGACAAGGTCAAGGATCTTGAAACCAAATTGGCTGCAAAAGACAAGGACATCAAAGCAAAGGATCAGGAAATATCCGACCTCAAGAAGGCTCCAGGAGCCAAGACAGAGGAGCATCTGGATGAGGGTGTGCAGGATATTGATGCTGATCAGTTGTACCAAGCTATGAAACAGATTAACTAATGGCAGTTACTGAAGGAAGCACAATTCAGATTACTCCTGATTCACTCAACACAAGCTATGCCAAGTATCGCAAGGACTTGATTCTGATGCCAACGCGAGCTTTGGACGAGGTTGCCAAATACATGAGCCGTCGACTCGGTGTTCGTGGCAAGGAGACCGTTGGTGAGGCGAATGGAGACATGCAGATTGGCCCATACTCTCTTACTCGTGTAGATGAGGATGGCGTTACTATCACTGGTCGTACACTGGAGACATACTTGGGTTCTGGCGTTAAGCCATTTGAGCCTAATGCGGTTAGTGAGTCAATCTATGGCTCTAACGTTTTCCAAGGCGATGCGCTCAAAAACCAGCCTATCACCAAGCTCATTGGAGCTTACCTCTTTGCCAAGGTGGGTGAGAGTTTCTTCAATACGCTTTTTACAGCTAAGCGAAACCCTGGGGGTAAGAAGACCGTAGATCTCTACGATGGCTTCAAGACTATCGCGGATCAGGAGATCAAAAACAAGCGTGTCTCTACAGAGAAGGGCAACCTCTTCAAAACTGAGGCCATCACAAATGTCAATGCTGTTGATGCTTTGGAGGCATTCTACGATGCTGCAGACCAGAAGCTCAAGAACACCAAGACATTCATGTTCCTGAACAGCTCTGAGTTGATGCGCTACGATCGTGCATACCGCAGCGTCTATGGTAGTGTCAACTACAACAAAGAGTTCGGCAAGTCGAAGCTCGACGGTTGCAACAACTGTACACTCATTGGCCTTGACAACATTCCTGTTGGCTTCAAGATCATCACTCCAGGCAGCAACATGCTCATTGGACTGGCGACTGAAGGCACCAACTGTAAGTTCGAGTTCGAGAAGTCACTGACATCTCACTTCTTGATTGACTTCGTAGCTACCATGTACTTCGGTACTCAGTTCGAGTCTATCAGCAAGGAGCGCATCTTGTTCGGTTACGATGAGATTCCTGCAGCAGTATAGGAGTCTCATCATACGATAATACATTATTATATATAATATGGCAGTTCAGCAAAAAAAATCATGCACAGAGTCAGCAGACCTCTACGAGGATCTCCTGAAGTGTCCTGGAGCAAAGCGACTCCCTGGTACAGGTCGCAAGGTCTATCTTGCACCACGTCGATGGATCACTCAGCTGGCTAAACCGCAGCTTGAGAAGGCAGCATCCATGAAGGACTACCTTGTTATCAAGGAGTCTCACACGATGGCTGCTGACAAGAAGTTCATTGTTGCATACTTGGCAACGGACAAGTCCAACTTCTCATCAGAGGCGCAGGGAGAGAATGGCTCAAAAACCATGCTCAACAAGCTCGCACTCACATTCCCTGGTACAGAGGAGGAGCAGTCTGCGCTCGCATCAATGCTACTTAACGAGGATGTCATTGCATTGATTCCTCAGCGCAACGGCAAATGCCGTCAGTTCGGTGATGACAACTTTGAGTGTTCTGTCTCACCTGCGCAGTCTTCAGGTTCGTCTGTCACAGACGAGACCAACACAACTGTTGAGTTGTCTGTTGGCTGCGAGACATTGCCACCATTCTACTTTGGTGACATTCCTACATCTGAAGGCACCTTCTCTGGCGAGACTGGTGAGTTGAAGACGGCGCAAGCAGGTGATGTGTAGAGTTCATTACCATATAGTTTTTTAACCATGTTCCTGGCGAGGCGATGCTGACGATGGCTCGCCTCGCTTTTTAAGTTTATAATTATGAATGATGTAAATTTCACACAGAAAATCAAGCAGTGGTTCGATAGCGAACATACTGACGATAATATCCGAGAGGGCGCCTTGATGCTCCTTCAGATCAATAACAACCGTCATCTCTATCAGCAGATTCTGCTGAGACCTCAGAAGATGCTTGACCATCTTATCTATGAGCTGCAGAAGCATTATGGCTATCGCACAAAGGGCATGACTCTTGACGAAGTGCACAAGTTTGACGTTGAGGTGACACCTTTACTGCAGAAAGCGGTCGATTCCACCGCTGATGCTGACAAGCTCGCAGCTGAAGTCGCACCTCATCTGCCTTTTGTCGATGCAGAAAACACCGATTCCATCGATGCTTCTGCCATCATCGCCAAAGGCAAACGTGCAGATCATGACCAGCTTCCCGATGAAATCAAGGAAATCTGGGAGGCAAACAGCCAAAGATGGAAGCGCATCAAGGAACTCTTCGAAGCATGCAAGTCTTATCAGTTGTCTTGTGACCGCTTCGAGGGATTGAATGCAGCCAACGACGAGTTCCAGAAGATGCTCCTCACTCTCAAGACAGAATACTATGCCTACAAACAGGGTATGGAGGCGTATGACCATGCTGTTCCTGGCACAGAGGAGAATACTGCCGAGGCAAAGACAGAAACGGTAGTCTCTGCCAATGCCATCGGCAATGCGCGTTCTTACATCGCCAAGAACCTCGATAAGTTGATTCAGCTGAAGGCTGATGGCAAGGAGCAGCAGGCTGAGAAGCTGCAGGCCAACATCGAGAAGCGTGTGAACACCCTGCTCGATGCAAAGGCAGACATCAAGCCAGAGACTCTTGCCAAAATCAAGGAGGCTGGCATCGTGATTCCCGAAGAGGAGGTGAAGCCGGATGAGAGCCAAGCAGATTCAGCAGGCGCTGAAACCGCTACTGCAGAGTAGTTCTCAGGTCTTTCTCGGCCAAGGGCTTCACACCCTCGGCTTGTTGGGCTGGATATTGGAGCAGACAGGTGCAGCGCAAGTCGCTGTCACCACCTTCTCCACATCGGACGCATTCCTGTGCGGAATGATCAACCTTCGCAAGCGTGGGATGATTCAGCACTCAACGTTAGTGGCTGACGTCAAGGCTTCAGCCAAGACTCTCAAACTGAGTCGGCTGATGACGGAGGCTTTTGATGAAGTGAAGCTGACGCTTAATCACTCCAAAATCATCCTCGTCGCTAACGACAAGTGGTTAGTTACTGTGATTACATCTCAGAACCAGACTTATGGTGACCGTGCGGAATGCACATTCCTCACTACGGATAGAGATGTTTATCTCGATGTTCATAAAATGCTTAATGATTTGTTAGATGATACGACCACAATTCCCTTATCTCGAGGAGAGCAAGCTACTCCTGCAGAGCGTGCATGACCTTGGCAAGGCGTTGACACCTGTCGAGCAGGTGCCTATCATGATTGATTTGTCTGATGACGAGTCGTCAGCTCTGAAGCTTGAGCTGCAGGAGCCTCGCTCACCTTATCGCAAGCAATACCTGCTTGGACTGGCAGAGACCGCCAATGAGTTGCGCACATCCAATATCGCTCTCGCCAAGGTCGGTTCTCCTGGTGCATACCATGCTGTCATGTCGGAACTCTCGCAGATCATTGCCAATCTTGGTTGAATATGAGTCTACCAGTCAATGTCGATGACTACATGAAGTACATGCCTCTCAATGAGGATGAGCTTCAAGATCTGCATCTCTCTGCTGTTGTCAAGGCCAGGGTTGAGCGCCTGAGAGGCTGCTACGCCTTCTGGCTTCGCTATCCTCGCTACTCAGTGAGGGAAATGGTGGAGCAGGACAAAGCGATGTTCGGCATCAGCGAGAGTCAGGCATACGATGACATTCATCTCTGCCAGCTCATGCTCGGCAACCTCAATGCTGCATCCAAGGAGTTCTGGCGGTGGAAGGTCAACCAGGAGATAGATGAGGATCGCAAGGCAGCCAAGGCTGCAGGTGACTTCCGGGCTCTCGCCTCGATGCAGAAAAACCGCATCAAGAACAACCGTACCGACTCACCTGATGAGCCTGATCTTGCTTTCGACAAGATTGTGCCTGTTGAGTTCATCATGACAGATGATCCTACAGTCATCGGTTTGCAGAAGATTCCTAATCTTCGAGCAAAAATCAAGAAAATGGAGAAGCGATACTCTATGCCTGACATAGAGGACGCTGATTTTGAGGAGTTGCCAAATGACGGGTCAGCCTAAAAAACTATTCTTCAATGATGTGCAGTCCAGAGTCTTGCAGCTCATGCCTCATGACCTGGTCTGCGAGTGGGGGCGAGGAACTGGTAAGGGTGTGGTCGAAGCTGGTCGCATACTCTATGCAGTCCAGCACATGCCAGGTTCCTGTCTGGCCATGGTGGCACCTTCTGTCAAAAGATGCCAGACCAACATCCTTCCTTCAGCACTTGTTCACCTCGAGGAGTGGGGCTACAAGCGAGACGTGCACTACATCGTGGGCAAGAAACCATGGAAGGCTTTGCACTGGAAGGATCCACACTTCCAGCCGATGAACTGGGAGAATACCGTCGCATTTTACAACGGAGCTTATCTCAATATCATCTCGCAGGACCGCTGTGGTACATCTAACTCACTCTCACTTGACCACGTCTTTATAGACGAGGCAAAGTTCATTGATTGGGAGCAGCTCAACAATGAGACGCTCCCGGCCAACCGTGGTAACAAGCAACTTTTCGGTGACTGCTGCTTGCACCATGGTCTTACGATTACTTCAGATACCTCTGCAACCAAAAAAGGCTCCTGGTTCATGCAGTGGGAGAAAAAACAGGATAAGGAGCTGGTCGCGACGCTCGAGTCTGTCGTCGTGCAGCTCCATAGCATACGTAATAAGTTGGCAGCGCACCCAGAGCGTTACGACTATTATATGTCGCAGGTGCAGAAATACGAGAAGATTCTGCACTCTCTGCGTTCCTACTGCCTCGTTTATTCCAGATGCTCCAGCATCCAGAACCTGGCAGTCCTCGGGGAGGACTTCATCAGACAGATGAAGCGAGACCTCCCCAAGATGACCTTCCTGACAAGCATCATGTGTCAGCACGTGGGCATTGCACAGGATGGCTTCTATAGCGGTCTTGACGAGGATCGGAATTTCTATACCGCTCCCAACGTCACCTTTCTCGATGACCTGCAGTATTCCTTCAACCCGCATCATGACCAGCAGGACTGCCGCATGGATTCTGATATAGAGGACGGTTTACCGCTGATTATCGGATCAGATGCCAATGCCAACATCAACTGTCTCGTTGTCGGGCAGGTGGGGTCTGACACGAAGCTGCGCATCGTCAACTCTTTCTACGTGAAGTACGAGCGCAAACTTCCGGAACTGGCTCAGGACTTCTGTGATTACTATAGATATCTCAAGGATAAGCGAGTCATATTCTATTACGATGCCACTTTCGTGGGCAATGACTACGCTACGCACAACGAGAAATTCTACCAGATCATTGCCGGAGTCCTTCGTCGCAATGGATGGCTGGTGTCAGAGATTTATATCGGCAAGCCGATGAACCATCTCGAGAAGCAGCTGCTCATCAATCGCATGTTCAAGGGACATGCTCAGCACATGGTCCTGATTAACCAGGACAACAATGAGGACCTCATCATCTCTATTGAGAGTGCCGGAGTCTACAACAATGGCAAGGACAAGAGAGGTGAGAAGCTCATCGAGACTGATGAAGATCAGCTGCAGAACCGCACCGACTTCTCTGATGCTTTCGATACGGTGTGCATTGGGGCAGAGAAGTTCCCACAGACAGCCATCTATATGGGTGGGCTGTCATGCTATAGAGGTTGATTACTCATTTTTTATTGTTTATAGGTTTTTAGTTATTGGTTTTTAATTTATTTTTGATTGAAGGCTGTTGCTCGAGAGAGTAGCGGCCTTTTTTGCTTTCTTGCTGCAGAAGAGGTATCGCCCTGAAGGGTCGATGGATTGTCTTATTCGCTGTTCCGTACTTTTTTTGATTTGCATCCCTTCAGCCCGTCATGTGTCCCCATTCGAAATTTTCTGTGCAAAGTTAGCTTTTGGCGATTCAAACTGCCGCATGAACCTGGACTAACAAAAGCCAAAAAAACTTCACGCTGCACTATTTTTTTACCTTTTGTTACTACAGAACCCAACGTCTGTTTGCCTCTGCCAACGCAGTGTGGAAGCACAGGAAAAATCGAAAGGGCACACCGGGCTTTGAACGGAATGCAATTTAAAAAAAATACTCCACAGCTGGAGTTGGAAAAAATCTCTGGACTCCCGAACATTACCAGAATACGTTTAATCATTCAAAAATTTAAGACAATGAGACAAAGCTATTTTATCGAGTACGTACCAAATTCGTACATGAACCTTTGCACAGACAAAGCGCAGCAGAGAGCAAACAATCAGTTTGTTTATGATTTCAAGGCAGGCAACAAGGCAGCCTCACGCTATTGTGGCGAGTTGTTGATGAAGTATCTTTCACAGAGATATGGCAATTTGTTGAGCGATTTCGTGGTGGTTTTTGCTCCATGCTCAAGCCAAGCCAAATATAATAAGCGTTTTGGCTATGTTGCTGCAATGTTGAAGGCAATGAACGTCAAAACCGCAAATGAGCACATACATATTTTCGGGGAGCGCAAGCCTTTGCACAACGGAGGAAGCCATTTCGTGAATGAGGATGTTTTCAAAGTTTGCGTGGACGCTGACTTTTTCAAAGGCAAGAACGTCATTCTTTTCGATGACATTTTGACAAGTGGCAAGACCATCGAGGAGTTTAAAGAGATAATCGAAGCCGCAGGCGCTTACGTTGAGGAAGAAATCTTCTTAGGTCGCACAATACACCACGACCCAATCTCAATGCGTGGTTGCTTGCAAGAGATGGCAGAAGGATTTTACGATAGCGTAGCACGCTCAAAGAGATGTTTCCCACAAGGTGTGCAGATAAACAAGTCAAACAGAAAAATAGCATAAAGAAAATGAGAAGTTACAACACAATGTTAGCAGACGAGAGACCCGAGTACAAGGCAATGAACTATGGCTTTGACAATCTCAGTAATACAGAACTATTATCCATGGTAATAAACAGAGGAGCGGGCACAGCTGAGAGCATGCGACAAGCACGCCAGCTGATGAACATGGTGGACAACTCGCTTTCTAAATTGGCAAGGCTGTCCATGTACGATTTGCAAGTGGTGCAAGGTGTGGGCGATTGCAAGGCACTTGCCATACTCGCAGCGCTTGAACTTGCCAAGCGCAAGACGATGGAGAAGGGAAGCCAACGCCCTGACATGGGCAGCAGTCTGGCAATTTATAACTATCTGCAACCGATGATAGGCGATTTGCAGGTGGAACAGGCGCACGTCATTCTAATGAACCAAAACTTTAAAATGCTCAAGCACGTGAAACTCAGCGAGGGCGGTCTTACTGAAACAGCCGTAGACGTGAGGCTGATAATCAAAGAAGCCGTGCAATGTAATGCCACTATCGTGGCACTCGCACACAACCACCCAAGTGGCAACACCAAACCAAGCAGACAAGATGACGTGCTCACACTCAATGTGAAGAAGGCTTGCGAGGTCATGCGCCTCTTCTTTATGGACCATATCATTGTAACCGATGGAGCATACTACAGCTATCACGACAAAGGCAAGTTGTAGAACGATAGGCAATTGCCACGTAAAAAACTCGTACATATTCCGCTATGGCGAGCCGTGGCAATTGCCAGCCAGCGTAGGGCGGTGTGGGGTAGCATTAAAGCTACGGGCACGCATTTTTGCACCAACTTTTGATAAAACGTTGTTTTTCAGTTGGTTGGCAAAAATGACCGTGGAAAATTTGTGCAAAACAGCACAAATTTCCAATCGGATGCATCCGATTGCCCCGCGAAAATGGCTGCTTATGACAATTTCCAAGTAAATTGCCACAAGAAACGAGCCATTTTCGCGGAAACCCCTCCATTGCATTTCGGGGTAAAAGAGGTATTCTGATTTCTTGACATCATCCGAGAATGATGGGAAAAAGAGGAAAAACCGCGTCTGATGGGGCTGAAATGTTAAAGTTTAGTTATCGTAACAAAAAAGTTATCGAAATGTTTGGTAGTTTGTAACTTTATTGTTACCTTTGCATCGTCCAACAAGGACAAAGTGTTCTTTAAACATACTGAGTGATGAAGTACAATGAACTTTACAAGAAGTTGAGAAAGGCGGGATGCCTTCTGCTTCGTCATGGATGCCGACACGACATTTGGCAAAATCCAGCTAATGGACGATGCTCAGCCGTTCCCCGGCATGGAACTGAAGAGGTTCCGAAAGGAACTCTCAAATCTATCTATCAGAGACTTGGGCTTTAGCCCAGGTCTCTCTTCCATCAAAGTTTGGTGTGCGAGAAGAACACTTTTGATTAGATTTACACATTATTATCATATAGTATGGCAAGAATAGTTACAGTAGTGGTGGAGTCGGGCAAGGGAGGCTTTAGCTGCTTTATGAGCAAGGATTCCGATGACCTCAATTTTGGCATCATTGGCGATGGTAAGACGGTGCAGGCTGCCATGGACGACTTCTATGTTTGCAGGGACGAGGAGAAAAAGTTCTTTGAGGAGGAAGGCAGGGAATTCCCTGACTTGGAGTTTAGGTTCGTTTTTGATGTCGGAGCTTTCTTCAATTACTATCCACTCAGTATTTCTGCATTTGCCAAATATATTGGCATGAACGCTTCACTGCTCAGACAGTACGCCGCAGGCATTAAGGTGCCGCAGGCTAAGAGCTTGGAAAAAATAAGGCAAGGCATTGCCAAAATCAAAGGAGATATAGACACTGGTCTCTTGATAGATAAGCCAGTTCTACAGTATGTTTAAAGAACGACAACCACAATTGGTTGTGTTTCATAAAAATAAAATGAACTCTTGAGCCCCTGGTGCGAGATGCATCGGGGGCTTTTTCTCGTTTGTATTTCTTAAAGCAATAAGTTGCTGAGCCATCCATGCGTGAAGCATAGATGTTTTGTGCCCAAATGTTAAAAATGAGTTAATATAACGATTTTGTAGTATAAAAATTTGGTTATATCACGAAAATGTAGTATCTTTGCAGTGTTAAATTAAATGAGTTGATAAAATGAAATGGAACGAATTAAAAAGAATTGCTATTGCCAAGGGCTTTAGGTTCTACAAATCTCTCAAGGGACACGACCTCTACATCAATGAGGAAACAAACAAAATTGTAATGTTGGAGCGACACGGCTCTCAAGAGGTTAGAACGAAATTAATGCACAAACTTAAAAAGGACATCGGGTTTTAACCCGATTCCTTTTAAAAAACATATAATATTAATCTTTAAAAAACTAACAGATATGGATAAATTCAAGGTCTCTATTGAAAAACAAGAGGATGGTAGCTACATCGCATATAATACTAATGTAGATGGTTACACTTTAATTGGAACGGGCACTACCGTAGCAGAAGCCAGAAAGGATTTTGCCAACTCTATGAACGAGGTGGCAGAGGTGGAAAAGAAACGCTTGGGAGAAGTGCCTGCAGTATTTAAGAATGAGTCAGACTATAAGTTCGACTTATCTTCGTTGTTTGAGTATTACTCTATGATTAACGTGAGTGCCTTCGCTCGCTTCTTGGGCATCAATGATACATTGATGCGTCAGTATCGAAAGGGTGATACATATATATCCGATGCGCAACTCAAAAAGATTGAGGATGGCATTCATAGACTTGGCAAAGAATTTTCAAGACTTCAACTCGCTTAATTTAACACTTTGACTTTTGAGGTCTACCGCCCTCGATGCAGAGTCGCATCGGGGGCTTTTCTTTGTTTTTAGGATTATTTTCCTAAAAACTTAGGAAAATATTTGCTCGTTTCAGAAAATAATACTACCTTTGCCCATAGAAATACAGATGAGTCAGACACGGGCAGAGCAGGGCTTGTGAGTGGCAATTTAAGATATACAGCTGTGACCGACCTGTGCTGAAGGACTGCTCTCCCGACGCACAGGTCATTTTTTTATTTATGGTTTACTCCGACAGACAGATGAGAGTAGCTGATGCTACAATTAAGCAACTTTTGGCAAATGAGACTTCAATGACCAGAGATTCGATGTTAGCCTATGTTGATGAGTTGTCTGATGACAGGGTTGTTGCCAATGATGTGGTGACTATGTTGGAGATTGATGGCTTGATAGTTTATACAGGAGATTACGATTGGAGGGTGCAGCTTACCAGTCAAGGCTGCAAGGCGGCAAAAATGGGGCTTGGTAAATATTTGAAGCACCTTGGCCTTATTGACAAGTTGAAAGAGTACAAACTATATATCAATATCGTCTGTACTGCAATTACAATAGTCTCGATGTTTATCACCATCATCCTCACTATATTGAATGCAGCAAGGCTGATGCCATAGCCACCAGCGAGACGATGGCGCAAATGATGTTGACTACCATGATGGCGATGTCAAGAGAGGTGTCTTTTTCTTCCATACCTTATTATATTAATGAATTCAACTGCAAAATTAACCTTTTCCCACCAAAAACACAACTTTTCCCGCTTTTTTCTTGCCAGTTCCACTTTTTCTCCTTATCGTTTGCCAACGCTAAATAGACGATAGTAGACTATCCGGCAGGGCGACCGTTTCATTGAAGCCTATTGCAAAGTGTATCAAAACGTTAAAAATGCGTTAAACATAACATTTTTATTATGTATTATTTGCGTGTATTAAAATTATTATGTACCTTTGTAATCGAGTTAAGGAACATGTTTAATCAATTAAATTTTCAAGCTATGCAAGATGATTTAGAAAAAGAAATCGAGAGAAAGAAAAAGGAAATCAAAGACTTTCTCCGAGTTGTGAAATTCACCGGTCTTTCACAAAAGGAAATCGAAAAAAGACTTGATTATCTCTTGGACGACCTCTCAAGACTGATGAAAAAAAAGTAAAGTTAAACTACCCCTCCTTCGGGAGGGGATTAAAAAATATATATTGATATGGAAGATATTAAAAAATTATTGGAGGAATACAAGACTCTTGCAGGTAATACAGATGCAAAGAGCGAAGAGCGAAAAAATGAAATTATCGCTAAGTTGGAAACTATGGATAAGGATGCTGTGGCTGAGGTGGCTAAACCATTCGTGGATGAGAATGTGACTCGCTTGGAGAGCGAAGTGACAGCTCTGCGCAGCCAGATAGATGCAGAGGCTTATAAGCTGCTTCCTATCTCCTATATTGCCAAAAACTATTTCAATAAGAGTGCATCATGGCTTTTGCAACGTATCAATGGGTATCAGGTGCGTGGAAAGGTCTATACACTCAACGAGGAGCAGAAGAGCATCTTTAATCAGGCAGTCAAGGAAATAAGCAATCGCATCAGCGCATTGCAGTTAGCATAGCTAACATGTTCAATAACTCAACTCTGCCCCCGACACTGAGCCGTGTCGGGGGCTTTTACTAATAACTGATGGATGTTCTGAATATTGATGATACCAAGGCTGGAGCAGTCTTTCTGCTTCGCCAATTGGTCAAAGGTGATAATACGAGTATAGAACTCAGAAATAGCATGATTCGAGCAGACGTGGATGACAGCTATTTCAAGTTTATCATTGAGGGACTTAGCGAGGCGTGCTACATCGAGGAGTCCTTCAGCATGTGGCGGATAACTCCCAAAGGGGTGCGATATCTGCAGGAATATGAGAGGCGACTGAATGTTGGCTCGGATTGGTCGATAGAGGGCAATTCTTCTGCTCAGAAAAAGAAAAGAGAGGAAGAAATGCAGGATAAGGCATTACAGAGGAGTAATGCCAAGTGGACTAAATATGGTTTCTTTATAACCCTAATATCCGCAATATTAGGCTTATTATACTTCCTTTGGGAGAACATATTGTGATGATTGCTATGGTGATGCCTTGGATACAGAGGCATTGCCATAGTCTTGTATTGCTTTTTTCAAGATGCTTGATGCGTCGTTCGATTCTTTCTTCCATACCTTATTATATTAATGAATTCACCTGCAAAATTAACCTTTTCCCACCAAAAACACAACTTTTTCCCAAAAATATTTGCCAGTTCCAAATATTCTCCTTATCTTTGCCAACGCTTATAAGAAGATTGTAATCAATCCGGCTGGGTGACCGTTATCGCCTATGGCTTCTTAGCCGCAGGCTTTTTTTATGCCTCGGGAATTCATTTCCCTAACTGGAGAAAAATATTTTCCCAACTGGGGAAAAAGGAAAACTCTATATGGCGGCTGCATGAACCGTAAGAATTGAATATCCATCCGGATGAGTCATCTTCTTATAAGCAACGGGGAATGCAGCCGCCACCCTTTTGTACAATCGGCTGTTAATGCTTATAAGAAGATGCAATATGCAGAATTCTATTTTGATTCAGGATGCGATACAGGCCAAGCCTGCAGGCATCCCAGTGAACGAGGGGCTCAAGACCCTCAAGTGTGCAACCAAGCGCGAGCTCAAGCGACTCAGCAAGACCAAGAGCGAGACCTTCAGCATCCTCTGCGATGAGGAGGTAACCTATGGTGAGGTGGTCGTAGCCATGATTGGCTGCGTGGCGCTCATGGCCATCGTGGCAGTCAGCGGATACTTTTTCGGAGGGGAGGTGATGTGATGGCAGACAACAAGAAATTCCGTATCGTAGGCGAGGACTATGGCAATAAGGTTCCTGAAGGCGAGGAGCACATGGCGTACATCAAGAAGATGAACAGCGCGCTGCGCGCATGGACCGACCTCAACGATGAGCGTGGCTATATCCTTATCACTGTAGCCGAGAGCAAGGAAGGGACAGCTGTCCTCGACGGCAAGGTCGTAGTTAAGGCTACAAGTTCCTGCGGCGTTGAAGGCAATAACAAAAGACTGTCATACGTCCTCAACCTTGTGTTGCACAACGATGAGAGAATTCGCGAAATTCTCCGTCTTGCAGCAAAAATAGACGGTTTCGACTTTGAGAAAGGAGGCGACGATGGCAAAGAATAAACAACATGATATTTCTTCTCTCGACTCAAGACGCAGACGCATTCATACGCGTCTTGTGGACAGATACTGGGAGCTTGACATCGATTTCATTGAACTGTGGGGTCTCAAGGAGCGGGCTGTGATAGAGTTGAAACTTTGCCGTCGCGAAAGAGTGAGAGACACGCAGAGAGACATCGTGCAGCGCTTGGAGCGAGAGCTGGCCCACATCTCACGCCAGCGGGACAAATATGGTCGGTGGGCATCATGCATCTATTACTGGATGCAGATTCACGACCTTGCAGCAGAGAGAGTGGCGCTGCGTCATCAATGTGGTGAGGCAGCAGAAGAGTTACAAACCATTAATTTCGTATAATTATGCCAGAGACAAATAATTCACAATCAAGAATAATGCTTGACGCTTATTTCAAATTCCGTTCATCACTCCCTGCCAAGGACGAGGATGGGCGACCATACAAGAAGTCTTTCAAGACGACAGAGGAGATAGCCGCAGACTTGGCTACTATGGTGGTCATCGACTTCTCCGACATTGTCACATATATGCAGCAGCATGAATATGTGGTCGCAACGCAGCCAGATGGCACGATAGCATGGGCTATCTGGGAAAAATTGGTGGACATTTGATGATTTTCTCATAATAATCGTTTATTTTTGATTTTTTTTGCTACTTTTGTGGCAACTTAAAATTTTTGAATGATGAGCGGAGAGTGGCGCGTGAGTGTCGCTCTCCGTATTTTTATGTCCATACCCTCCATATTATCTTTGCATCAAAAAAGATAATATGACCATCAAATCAGCTCCGTCGGGCACATGTTTCCTTGAGAACATCCGTGACCTCGACATCCTCACATCTATGAGCCGTGTGCTCGTCACTATCAAAATAGGCGATTCCACCGTCTATGATGAGTTTCTCTATCCTGCCGATGGAGAGATACAGCTGTCGGACCTCACAGACATCTATCGGCCTTATGCCAGACAGCAGCTCATCGTTGACTCTGTCATCACCATCACGGAGCAGAAAGTCTCTACAGGTGTAGAGACCGATGAGGTGACGCAGAGCGACAAGAAGACTATCAATCTCCGTGTCCTCTATGCCACCGTGGACATTCCAGATATCGACTGCCAGGAGTTCACGGACACGCATTTCCTCACCCTGCTGCAGGATGCCAAGACAACCTCACTTGGCAGACTGGAATATCTGCATTATCTCGGTACCGACACTGCCTCCGTCACGGCATACTTCACTGACGGCACCAAGCAGCTCTTCACAGCAGAGGTGGTGGGTGGCAATGCCAAATACACCACCATCGACGTCTCACCTTCCAAGTTCTCGGTCAGAGACAAGGTGCTGTCATACTTTGACGTCAAGGCAGGGGAGCGCCTTCAGACGTTCATCATCGACCAGGAACAGCCCGACTGCGCTCCGATACTCCTCTTCAGCAACTCCTTCGGGTGCCAGGAACTCATTTACTGCACAGGCAAACATGAAGTGGCTCCTGAATACACCCGTGACTCAGCAGTCATCGGGGGCAAGAACATCAACTACCGCATCACAGAGAAGCGCATCTTCAAGGCAGACACAGGACCGCTGACAACAGCCATGGCCAACTGGGCTGACGACCTCTTCCGTTCCGATGAGGTCTATATCGTCAATATCTATGGTGGAGAGGCTGCCGTCGGCAAGCAGGTCACCATTTCCGACTCCAAGAGCGACAATGACAACCTGCTCGAGACCATTCCTCGCTTCACCTTCAGCTATGCTTACTCGCAGCGCCAGCACAATGTCCTGGACATGCACCGTGCAGGCCGCATATTCGACAACACATTCGACAACACATTCAACTGATGAAGAGAGCAGCTTTCCATATCAATGAGGTTCTGAAGATGATGGACAAGGCCAAGGACGATCATGCCACCATCAAGCTTCGGGCATGGACCACCGACGGCAGAACCGTCAATTATGACGGATGGCTCGTGTCGGGTGGCAGCTGGCGTGGAGGCTTCCACCGCCTCATGCATCCAGCCACAGGCGAGGTGCATACTCTGCCCGACGTTTTTATTTATGAATTTTTAGGTTTACCAGTATATCTATGAGCAAACAGAAATATTCCATGCAGCAGGTCGGGGCGCATGGTGACAGTGAGCGATATATGCTCATGCCGACCACTGCGGTTGGAGGTTCTACCACCAACCAGGCTGCCATCGAGCAGCAGTATGGCAGAGACACCCATTTCCTCGGATCAGGCGAAGTGGGTGATGCCATCTATTCGCCTATCACCGTCAATGGGCGAGACTATATGTATATCAACTATGGCGATGACAATGACATGCCTTATGAGCTGCAGCGTCTCCTTCGCATGAATATGATTGCGCAACGGGCACAGGCATTCAACGTGCAGTGCTGCTACGGCCAGGGGGTACGTTTCGTGGATCGTGCGACAGGCAAGGACACCGATGATGCAGAGATCCGTGCCTTCTGTCTGCGCAACAGCGTGCATGAGATATTCATGGAGCAGGCCACAGACATGAAGTTCTTCTTCTGGAACGTCACCGTCATCATCCTCTCACGTGACCACTCCAGGATACTGCAGATGCGACACAAGGATGTGTCATACTGCCGTTTCGAGCGCCCCAACGAGAAGACCGGTCTCATCGAGCATATCTTCTATGGCGACTTCCGCAAGTCGCTGTCACCCATCAAGGCAGAGGCCATCCCGCTGCTTGATATCAACGACCCGCTGGGCGACCTCTTGGCACGCATGGGCAAGGGGCCGGACATCTATACAGGCGAGAGACATCCTGCACCTAAGATAGGCCATGACTGCAAGTTCGCCATCGTGTCGCGCATTCCTACTCCTGGTTATCAGTATTATCCGATACCTTATTATGCCTCCATGTTCGACGATGCATGGTACGACATCTATCGGCTCATCGGCATTGGCAAGCGCTACATGATCAAGAACACCTCTGCACCTCGCATTCAGATAGAGATACACAAGGACTACTGGATGAACCTCTGCAACGAGGAGGGCATCATCGAACCTCAGAAGCGCAAGCAGCGCATCGATGAGGAGAAGCAGTCCATCATCGACTTCGTGTGCGGCACGGAGAATGCAGGCAAGGCACTCATCACAGGATATTACTTCGACCCTAACGGCAAGGAGCAGCGCATGGTGCGCATCATCAACCTCAACGAGAGTGGAAAGAAGGAGGGTGGCGACTGGGCTGATGATATGTCGGAGGCTTCCAATGCGCTCTGTTTCTCACTTGGCGTGCATCCCAACTTGGTGGGTGCAACACCGGGCAAGAGTCAGATGAACAACTCGGGTTCCGACAAGCGCGAGCTCTTCATCCTGAAGCAGTCGCTCGAGAAGCCTTGTCACGACATCATGGTCAAGCCATACCATGTCATCTTACATTACAATGGTTGGAGCGAGCGTGGCATCACCGTCGACGTGCCGATGATAGAACTTACCACACTCGATAAGAATAAGGACATGCAACAATCATCAGTTAAAAATAACGGCAATAACAATGAAGATTGAAATCAACAAACAGGATTTTGACGATGCCATCTTGGTGGCAACGTCATCCAATCCGGAGGTCTTCAACTTGGTGAGACCTCATTTCTCCACTACATATAACCGCATCAAGCGTTTTTGTCTCGGTGATATAGGTGCTGAATTCTTCGATGAAAACGAGGATTTTCAGCCATTACTCAAGAGATGGGTCTGTCTTGAGACATTTATTATGGTGGTCCGCCACCTTGATCTTGTGCTCACTCCTACAGGTTTCGGTGTCGTGAGCAATGGTGAGGTCTCTCCAGCTTCGACCGTGAGAGTGGAAAATCTCATCGAGCAGGTGAAGCAGGCCAAGTTGGCAGCTGAAGAAGAGGTTGTGTTCGTACTCGTTGAGAATACCGAGGGCTGGGGATTAACCATGCAGGCAAAGCTCTGCATCCCATGCCTTGTATGGGGGTACAATGACTACATGCAAGAAGCATCACTCACCAAGCTCAACTCAGCAGACTGGGATACTGCCCGCAAGAACATACGACTTGCAGATGATATCCTGCGTCGTCGCTTCTCTAACGAGCAGATGGACGCGCTGCTCGATAAGTATCGCAGAGGCGTGTCTTGGACAGAGCCGGAGCAGAAAGCGGTCTGTCTGATTCGCAAATATCTCGTTGACTACAGCAATCAGAGCTGTTTCAAGCCAAATGACATGAAGCAGACGCTTGACAGGATTCAGATGGTTCTTGACGGAGATGCAGAGACATTCGCACTCTATCAGCAATCAGCAGAGTATGAAAGTAATCATTTCAAGCCTTATGAAAACAAAAAATCAGCACCTGCCTTCCTATTCAATGCATGACGGGCAGATCAATCTTAACATCACAGCGCCAAAGTCATGGCGTGAGTTGTCGCAGGATGAGCTTCGCTATACGCTTTTCCTGCTGACCAGATTTCAGGAGCCATTGACGGTCAAGACATACCTGTTCTGCCGACTGGCTGGCATTGAGATCATCAAGCATACCCGCACAGGATGGAAGTGTTCTGTTCTGTGCCGGGTGGATGGCAAGTCAAGACCAAAGCGCAAAGTGATTTATCTGGAGACAGAGATAGTCCTATCTTTGCTCTCACAATTCGATTTTATCGATGGATTCGATAATTTTCAGCCTTTGCAGGCCATATCTGGCTTAAAAGCCGTCACTTCCATCCGCAAGATAACATTCCAGGATTACCTCTTCGCTGAGAAATATTATCAGCTGTACCTCATGCATAAGGAGGACAAGTTCCTTCAGCAGTTAGGATATCTTCTGTACAGGGATGAGGATGGCAAGCGTGATGACTCAGTGAATTTCACCGCAGAGGAGTTACTCGGAACTTTTTTATGGTACTCAGATTTCAAGCAAGTGGCTGCTGCCAATTTCCCTCACTTCTTCAAAAATACGAAGGAGGGCGAAGAGCCGACCATGGAGGATATCACCATGGGCATACGTGCGCAGGTCAGAGCACTCACCGATGGTGACATCACCAAGCAGCAGGCTGTCTTTGAGACCGACTGCTGGGCAGCACTGACAGAGTTGGACGAGAAGGCTCGGGAGGCTGAGGAATACAATGAAAAAATGAAAAGCTTATGACAGAGAAACAGTTCGATGCTATCGGATATTTCAAACAGTTGACAGAGGAGAACAACACCTGCCGACTGCATAATTTTGTCGCGACGACATGCAGCGGACCAGATACCGTGCAGGGAGTGCTGCAGCAGTTTCGCACAGCATCCAACTTCGTGATGGTCTCTGATACCGTTGACTCCAATACCCACTCTGTGGGCGATGGCTTCTTCGACCGCAACGTGTTCACGGTCTGGATTCTCGCTTCATACAAGCGTGATGACATGGCAGACCGGGAGGAGAAACTGAATATCTGCAGATATATTTTCCGGCAGTTCCTCAGTCGTCTTCTGCATGACAAGGAGTATCAGAAGTTCGGTGACCAGCTGGAGTATCTCAATCTCAATCAGGTCTATTCGACAGAGCTGGGTCGGTACTCGCTCAATGGATGCACAGGCCTTTACTTCATGCTGACATCAGACGAGCCTACCGACTTACAATATGATGAGAGCTTATGGCAGAAGTAATAGACGAACTCCTCAAATACGAGAAAGGGTGGACAGAAAACATGGGCGACTATTGGCGCGAGCGCATGGAGCGCTTGCGCACAATAGATACAGGCGCGCTCTATGCGTCCATCAAGGGCCACCTTGAGCAAGGCACAGTGACCACCATCGAGCATACGTTCTTGCAATATGGTATCTATGTGGCTGCAGGAGTTGGACCTGCACACGTCTGGAAAAAGTGGACAGAAGCGCAGGGCGGAGAAAAAGTCATGCGTGCCAATGATGGCGACCTTGACTTCCTCAACAAGCAGTATCGAGCGGAGAGGGAGTTGGATACTCCCAAAAAAGTGGGTCCTGCCTGGGGCGGTCGAGTGGCAGGCGGTGTGCCAAAAGGCAGACGTGACTGGTTCTCGGCTAAATACTATGCCTCTGTCATGAAGCTTAACGAGCATGAAGCAAGCTTCTATGGAGATGCATACAATGGACTCATGGCTTCTGCATTGACAGAGATATTCAAGGGCATAGGCGCAGCTCGCAACCTTTGACTCATAATTATATACATCACATATTATCTTTGCATCAAAAATGGCAGATTTAGAAAAACAAAAAATTCAGCAAGACTTGGAGCAGATTCGTGACGAGCGTCGCAAGGCTGCCAACACTGCTGAGCGCATAGGCCAAGCGTTGCTTGAGTTGCTCCATTTCATAGAAGAGTCAGGAAAACGTTACCTCTCTCGAGAACATGATGACACGGCAGACGGGCTTATCACATTCAATAAAGGTCTTAACTGCTTAGGTGATATCTTGGCTACTGGCAAGGTAACGGTGCAGGATCTGGAAGTCTTGGGCAAGGCTTTGTTCCATGAACTCGAGATACGTAAGCTATCCTATGCAGGAGGAAATATATATCTATCGGGCGCAGGCAGTAAGATAGTGCACGTCGAAGAGCAACGCTCTGCATCGGGTGCTGTGACTGGCTGGAAGTGTTATCTCCTTGCCGATGATGGCAGTACGGCGACACAAAACTTATGGCGCGTGAAGGATCAGGCACGTTGTCAGAGCTTCAATATCCTCGAAGGGAAACACGAAGGTGTGAGCAATAAGAGCTACTGGCGACTGGTCGCTGAGGTGAGTTCTCAGCCTGTGACCATTACTGCTGCAGACGGTACGGTGCTGTATGGTGGAAGACTGTTTGACTGGGTGATACTGTCGGCAACCGACTGCATGGCGGGCAGCGACACGCCAACAGCTGGCGACACCATCGTGCTCGATGGCGCCAGAGAGGATGCAACACGCCAAGGAGTCTTGATGCTTGAGAGTACTGGCAATGGTACACCTCGCATAGTAGGACTGCGAGGCGTGAACTCATATACCCACGAGGGCAAGGATGTATTCGTGTTTTCGCCTGATGGTTCAAAGATAGTCAGTTCATCGATTGAATGGGTATCGAGCACTGGTGACACGATGCACATGGTGAACTACAGAGGCGAGTGGCAGAAGAGCGTGAGTTACGGCTATTATGACCAGGTAAGCCATGGCAACGGCGTGTGGCTGTGTACCAACGCTGAGGGCAGCACGAGTGAGCCTATGGCCGGGAACGCAGACTGGCAGCTTGTGATGAGTGCACAGAAGGGCGAGAAGGGCGAGGACGGTGTGGCTTATCAGATAATGATAACGAGCGATACGGGCACGGTGATGATTAACGGTTCGGGCGAAATGACGCTGAAGGCAACGCTGCTACGCAATGGCGAGGACATAAGCGACACCGTGAGCAACAGCTCATGGTCGTGGTGGCGACAATCGGCTGATGCCGAAGATGATGCTGTATGGAACACGCTGCATGAGGGGATTGGCCGGAACTGTCTTATCACACGTGACGACGTAGACAGACAAGCACAATTCGGATGTAGTGTGTGCGTATCAGATACAGAGACTATTAATAGTAACATATAATAATATAAAAACAAACAAACGATTATGGCAAAAGTATTAGCTAATGGTCAGATTACTATCGTTGACCTCAATGACGGCAAGGCCGTGCAGTGTTTCACACAATGCTCTAAGGGCGAAACTCAGATCTACACCCCCGACACGGGTGTGTACACTCCGAACTACTCGTCGAGTGAACCAAACGTGATAACAGCCCGTGTGTACGTGACGGGCAGTGCTACAGACCAGGCTCCGACCTCGGCTTGTACGGGATGGTCGTGGAAGGTGGACGGTGTGGCTGCCACTCCTGTGAGCGGCAAGCCGTATCAGCTTAACCTCGCCAGCAACATCGACAAGAACGGCAGCGTGAAGAACATCGAGTGGTCGTGCAAATACACAGACCCGGAGACAAAGGCTACGACTATGTGTATCGGCTACAAGACCATTTCGCTGGCCAAGAGTGGCGGCGCGCTTCAGACGGTGCAGATTGAGACTCCCGACGGCAACACGTTCGACTCGACCAACAACAGCAAGAAGCTGCGTGCTATAGCCAAGTTCTTCCGTGGCAACGTGCAGGACACCACCATGACATCAATGACTTGGGAGGTGCTGAATATCAGTGCAGGAACATGGGACGCCGTGGCTTCGGGCAACGTGAGCACTTCGGGCGGCGTGAGCACTCTGAACGTGAGCGCCAACGACGTGCTTAACTTCCAGACTTTCCGCTGTACGGTGAAGGACGGTGCTGATACCGCCAGCGCTATCATCACGTTCTTCGATGCGAGCGACCCGTACGTGGTGGAGGTGTATTCGCTGACCGGCGACAAGATAGTGAACGGTGCGCAGTCGACGGAGCTTTACGCCCGACTCTGGAAAGACGGCAAGGTAGTGGAGGATGGTGCAGCGGTGAAGGCAGACAGCAACCATGCCTCGAACTACATCTACAAATGGACGAAGTACAATGCCAGCGGTGTAGCCACGAACTGGAACGGTACATCAAGTGCGGTGAATGCTTCGAACAAGCCTTACGTCACGGTGGCCAACGCTGACGTGGCAGTGAGAGGCACGTTTACTTGTGAGGTGTCTAAATAAGGGCACCTCACCCTTATTTTTGTTAACTAAAAAAATGAAAGTGTATGGCAGTATTATTGGCGAGGGGCCAGATAACGATAGCGGCGATAAAGGATGGTGCGCAGGGTCCTCAAGGAGAAAAAGGCCCTCAGGGAGATAAAGGAGCAGACGGAACTGACGGAGAGGATGCTATCTCTATTCTTGTAGAAGATGCTCCGCTCGTTTTTGACACAGATGACAATGGAATTGTACCTGTTAGCATATCAAAGGCTGCGAAGGTAAAGGTAATGAAGGGTAACCTGAATATCTCTAATGAATGCAGCAATATTAACTCAAGGGATGATTTGTGCGTAAATTGCAAATGTGGTGCAACACAGAAGGATGGATATATCGAAGTATCTGTATCAGGCAGTAATATTGCAAAGAACGACGTGGTTATTGATGGTATAAATCAAGGACAGATTTCTGCAACATCAGGCTATGCGGTCGCACAATTTGTTTACACTGGTGTTCTCTATTTTGCGCAAGTTCCATTCTCGGCGAACGTGTCGAAGTATATGGGTAGTGTAAAGGTTACGGCAAAGCAGTATCAGTCGCAATTTAAGGCATTGGAGGACGACCTCAAAGGAAGCAATCCTACCGTTCTCAAAGCTTACACATCTACTATCAAGCAGGCGGCAAGAGAAATCTCACTCTCGGTGAGTGAAAAGTCTATTGGAAGAAGAAACCTTCTCGTGGGTAGCGCGTTTTTGCGTGAGGATAATAACTGTATTATATCCAATGACGCAAGAATCGAAATAAATTCGGGCTATCAAGGTACGAATTGTATTCATGTCATTGACGCGACAGAAGCAGGAAATCCGCATTATGTGGGCGCATATTGGGATGGCTCACAAGGAGGAAGAAGCATCAAGATAGAAAAGGGTAAAAAATACACAATGTCATGCTTTTATAAGACCAATGATATTAACGGAGATTTCTATCTTGAAGCTATCTATACTGATAAGCAAGAAAATGCAACAAGAAAAGGACAAGCAAAGTATCTTTCACCAAATGAGCATACTGTTAAAAAGGTCAATGAATGGGAATTGTTTACAACGGTTGTAGATACAACAGATGCGGAATACGATTATATTGCATTCAACTTTTGGGAAGCATGTAATGTCATCGCAGGACAGATTAATGCGTGGATTTGCCGTCCGATGGTAGAAGAAGGTGATACTTACAACGGCTGGACGCTATCGCAAAACGATTATGACTATGTGGGAGGAAACCTTTTGGAGGACACGATGTCACTGACCAGATCGTCTGACAAAAGCAATCTCCAGCTTGCCAGTGGACTGATTATGTTTAGTAAATACGAAGGCTGCTACGGTATATTGTACAACAAAAACAACTCGGCAGAGTCTCTGTTCACAGAGGCCTTACTATATAAATTTCCAACAACAGCTACCCTTTCTGGGCAGGCGAGAATAGTAAAGAAGCAGGACTATGTGTTTTCCTTCGTTGCCAAGGGCAGCGGGAACATCAACGTCTATCTCTATGGAGACAGCGTTCATGCAAACGTATTTACAGAAACCTGCGAAGGAAACGTATATCCGGACGGCTGGGCTGACGGATACACACAGCTCGCACTCACCTCGACCTTTAAGCGGTACTGGGTGCATTGGCGAATAGAGGACTATACTGGCGAGGGAGCAGAGGTAATCCCAGACAAGGTGCTGATACGTGTTCCAGGCGATACTGAGGCTTGGGTGACAAAGCCGAAACTGGAGGAAGGCGCACAACTTACTGATTATACAGAACGGAAGACCGACCTCATCGACAGAGCCACAGCAAAGGCGGCAGGACTTGAGATTACGTCGAGAGGAGTAACTCTGTATGGCGAGAAAATCAAGGTGGAGAACACGCTCTCTACCGGTCAGACTACGACAGCCGCGCTCTTTAAAGACGGAGCCATCAATGCGGCTCTGATACTTGCGCAGATGCTTACATCGCAAGGACACAACGGACAGATGGTAAGGATAGCCGATGGCCTTATCAATATCTACGGAAAGGCAGGAACTGCAAACATCCGCTTCGGTCTGAACAGTTCGGGACAGGCCGTGCTGTCGTACTACGACGACAACGGAAACTTTCTCTACGACCTCGGTCCTGCTGGTATTGCCTCACTCAGCAAGACCGACGCAAAGATAACTTCTGAGCAATATATCAAAGCAGAGGATGCAGGACTGACGACTCCGCTCGGAGAGAATGTAGACCTGCCGTGGGTTGACACAACGAAGTCGTGGTACACGGCAACGAAGGACAACAACTACATTCTTTTCGTTAAGGGTGCGACGGGTAAAAAGACAACCCTGTATCGTTACTCAGCACCAAGAGTGAACGGAAAGATAGTAGCCGACTCGGCCAACGGATTGAGTACCTACGACCTTGCGAGTGCAGCCGACGGAAGGACGTTTACGAGCCGCACAATGGTGAAGAATGGTGCGCTGACAAATCTTGCGGATGGCGTGTTCCTCACTGGGGATGTCACTGTCTACGACAACACAAAGCTGGTGCCTTCCATCAAGAAGGGACAGAGCGTGACAAGGCCATCCTTCTATGTACAGACAGCTTCCTTTAACGCAAAGTTCACGACACTCGGATGGTTCGGAAGAATCTATTCAATACAGACAGAAATCACTTTCGGTAATCTTGACGTAGGAATAATGAGCAATAATTACTAAACGAATATGATAACATATAAGGAACTGTATGCTACGCCTTTGGAAACGAAGGTTGCGACATGGAAAAATAATGAGGTGCGTCTTGCTGTGAACGAACGCAAGACAGAAGACGGTGAGTATCTGTATGACTGCGTGCTGCTCGATATGAATACCGATGCGGAGCCTACTGAAGAACAGCTGGCAGAGGCTCTGAGAAACAAGTGCATCGAGCAGATAACGGAGTACGATAAGAGCGCAGAGGTAAATACGTTTTATCTCAACGACGAGGCTCACTGGCTCGACTTCGAGACAAGAGATAGGGTATATCAGGGCAATGAGCGACTGAGACGAATGGGGAGAACGGAAACGACCCTGTGGCTCGACGGCGAGTGCTATACCCTGCCTATTGACACAGCTCAAGACCTCATCAGTAAGATAGAAGTCTATGCTAAAGACTGCTATAATGTTACGCAGACCCATCTTGACAAGGTTGCGGAGTTACAGACGATAGACGCATTGATAGCTTATGATATTACGGCAGGTTATCCCGAAAAAGTACGACTAACAATTTAATTTTATAGCTATATGAAGAAAATCGTTAAAGGTAATGACTTCACACTGAGGATTCCAGTGAAGAAGATGGTAGAGGGACAACCACAGGCTTTCCCTCTGCCTGCCTGCACAGAAGTTCAAGCGCATACCTCTTGCGTTTGAGATAGTTTAACACAACTAAAATAAAAAGACTATGTATATACTGAGTGTTATTTCTTTCCTCTTACTTGGAGGATTTCTGCTTCTCGCAGCGATGCGTTTTGGCATTCCCGTGATGGTAAGCGATGTATATTATCAGCTACAGAACTGCACGGGCAGCGAGGTGATAGGCGATAAAGAAAAACGAAACTATGGATGGGTATTTACCGCTGTAATGGTTACGTGTGCTATCCTTATGCTTATTCCTTTGCTCGACACAAGTAAGGGCGTTCAATGTCTCGCCTTTATAGGCTGCGGAGGGTTGATTTTTGTTGGAGTTGCACCAAATTATCTTGATGCTGATGCCTACCCTATTCATAAAGTAGGCGCACTTGCGGCTGCGGCAGGGTGCGTTGGCTGGTGTCTGTCGGCATGCTGGGTGCCTACAGCGATTCTTGCATTTATATATCTGCTGCTTGTTAGTAATGCAGACGATGATGGTGAGTGTAAGCCTGTCTTATACATGGCAGAGGTGGCAGGATTCTTGGACGTGTTTTTGACTTACTGGGTAATAATCTGCGTTTGATGTACTCTAATGACATTGATTGGAGCAAATATCAATAGCTTATAGCTTTAGCGAAAAATTATAACCATATATTGACGGCTTAATCGGTTTTATACTGGTTAAGCCGTATTTTTATGTCCTCATGTTTCATATTATCTTTGCATCAAAAAAGATAATATTATGCAGCAGCAAACTAAAGAAAGAATTCAATATGGCAGCGCCATGGTTGTCTTGGCTTTCGCCATAGCACTGGTCTATATCAGCTACTTCCTCTCAAAGGACGTGACTGAGAACGTCCTCTGGTATTTCGGGCAGAGCATCATGTATGTGGCATCCATTTTTGGCGTATCCATCGCTATGGATGTCAAATTCGATAAAATCAAGAAATTAATAAATCACAATAATAATGAAAAGAAAGATTAAGTACATTTTCGTTCATTGCACTGCAAGCCGACAAACCTGGTCTGTTGATGCCTTGCTCAAGGAATTCACCAACAAGGGATGGCACTATCCTGGATATCACTGGATTGTGGAAGCTAATGGCAAAGCGACGCAACTCATGACAGAGGATTTGCCATCGAATGGAGTCAAAGGATACAACCATGAGTCTATCAATGTCGCATATATGGGTGGCATCTCACGCTCAGGAAATCCTATCGACAACCGCACAGATGAGCAGAAAGCTACACTGCGCGAGCTTCTCACAGAGTTGAAGCAGAGATATCCAGATGCTAAGATCTTAGGACATCGTGATATATCACCTGACCTTAACCATAATGGCAAGGTGGACATCTGGGAGCGCATCAAGGAGTGTCCATGCTTCGATGCTATACCAGAATATGCAGACATTTAATTATATAAGTGATGACAAAGAATTTAGAAAAAAAACTGGCAGTTATTCTATCATTCCTGATGGTACTGCTGACGATATTCGCAAGTTTCCTAATCTTTGAAAGCCGTCAGAAGAAAGCGAATGAGGCTTTGAAAATGCAGCTTCACCAGCTTCAGCTGAAGTGTTCGCCTATGCAGCGTGATACCATACGAGACTCAGTCAAACTCGTCACGCAACAGGTGATGGTCATGGACAGAGGTGAATACAAACTGCTGGCAGCGGACAGGAAACTGCTCGAGGAGCTGAATTTGAAACTTCGGCAAGTTGTCTCTGATCAGAGAGTGTCCATGGTTACATCGGACACTGTGAAGACGAACAGGCTTAATTCTGTCTACTCATATAGTGACGCATGGTTGTCACTGCGTCTTGATACGGCAGACTCCATCTTGACATACAAGGCAAGAGACAGTCTCCAATGTATTGTTGCAAGGCAGTTTAAACATAAATTCCTTTGGTGGAAGTGGGGGACAAAAGGCTATAATGTCAAGGTGCTGAACTTCAACCCACATTCTACAATATTATATAATAGCTATATACAAGTCAGCAAATAATGGCAAGACAGGAAGTATATACAACGATCGTCAAACTCAACTCTGAGGAGGCGAAAAACCGACTCAAGGAGTTGGAGGACAAAATCGCTCGTCTCAAGAAAGCAAAGCAGGATGCTTTCTCGGCGGGCGATTCCCGTTTAGGCACATCTCTCGCTAAGGACCTGAAGGCTGCTGAGCGAGAGATGAAGCAATTCAAAAACTCAACAATGAGCGTTAAAGAGACGCTCGATAATCTATTTGATGCAAGCCTTGGTCAGCTTGAGAAGGCTGCACGGCATCTGAAGGGGCAGATGAAGGCTGTCTCTGACCCTGCAGATTATGCTAAGTTAGAAGAGCAGCTCTCTAAAGTCAAAGACCAGATGCTGCATCTGAAGGGGGCTACCAAACAGGCAGAGGCAGAAGCGCAGCGCATGACTGCGACGCTCAACAATCTGCAGCATGCATCCATTGATGATCTCAACTTCACAAGAGCAAAAATTCGCTCTAAGATGAACTCCATTGATCCTTCGTCAGATTCTTATGCACAGTCTGCGGCCAAGTTGAAGCTCGTTGATGCAGAACTTGAGCGCATCAGACTATCTGAGCAGAAGGTGGTCACACTCATGCAGCAGTATGACAATGAGATTGACAAGGCTAATGTGGATATCAAGGAGACCAAGCGTCAGATGCAGCTCGTCGATAATACGTTGGCGCATCTCAAGACTTCGTCAGTCCGTGACTTGGAATATTCCATGAAGGTTCTCAACCAGGAGATGAGAGGTCTTGACCGTGGGTCTGAGGCATTCAAGCAGATGCAAATGCAGGCCAAGCAGTTGAAAACAGAGTTGGAGGCTGTTCGTGCTGAAGGACAGGCTCAACAATCATGGATTGGTAGGACTGCTGACTGGTTCAACCGCATGCAGGGTGTCATATTAGGTGCAATAGCTGCCGTTTCTGGATTGACATTCACAGTGAAAAGCTGCGTCGAGAAGTTCGCTTCCATGGATGAGGAGATGACCAATGTCCGCAAATATACAGGACAGACTGCAGATGAGGTGGAGCGTATGAACGAGGACTTCAAGAAAATGGATACACGAACTGCTCGCGAGAAACTCAACCAACTTGCTGGTGATGCAGGTCGATTGGGAATTACGGCAACTTCTCTCGTCGAAGAATTCGTTGATGGTGCTGATAAAATCAATGTCGCATTAGGCGATGACCTTGGCGATGAAGCAGTGTCGCAAATCGGTAAACTTGCTCAAATGTTTGGCGAGGATAAGACAAAAGGTTTGAGAGGTGCCATGTTGGCCACAGGTTCTGCAGTCAATGAGCTGGCTCAGAATTCTTCTGCCTCTGCAGGCTATCTCGTTGACTTCACCGCCCGTGTGGCTGGTGTCGGCAAGCAGGCAGGATTCACACAGGCGCAAATCATGGGTCTCGCCTCTGTCCTCGACCAGAACATGCAGCAGGATGAGACCGCTGCTACTGCAGTCCAGAACCTTCTCGCCAAGATGTTCCAGGACTCTGCCAAATTCGCCAAGATTGCAGGACTCAATGTCAAGGAGTTCTCAAAGACATTGAAGGAGGATGCAAATGGGGCACTCCTCCAGTTCCTGGCAGCACTGCGCTCCAAGGGTGGCTTTGCACAACTCGCACCTATGTTCGAGGAAATGAAGATGGATGGATCGAGAGCAACTGGTGTGCTTACAGTCCTCGCAGACAAACTTGATGACATCAAAGTCGCACAGGATCTTGCTACTAAATCATACGCTGAGGGCACATCTGTCATCAACGAGTTCAATACTCAGAATGAGAGCGTCCGGGCGCAGCTCGACAAGGCTCAAAAGAAATTCCAGGATCTCGCGATAGAGTTAGGACAAAAGCTCTATCCGGCAGCACGTCTGTGTATCTCTTCTGCCAGCTTAACCGTGCATATTCTTTCGTCTATCATTGATTTTGTTGCTAAATACCGAACAACACTCATTACACTCACTGCAACCATCATTGCATTAACAGTTGCAGAGACCGCACACATAGTCAAACTCAAGGCGATTGCTATTTGGCAAAATGTTGTGGTGACAGGTGCAAAGAAATTGTGGGCGATACTCGCAGCACATCCTTATCTTGCTGTTGCTGCAGCAGTCACGACTTTGGTTGCAGTCATCGTCGATTTAAGTCGCAAGACAGACACTGCGGCCAAAGCGCAGGAAGCGCTCAATGATATACGCAAGGAGGCGCAGGAGCAGATCGTCGAGGAGCAGAACAAACTCGAAAATCTCCGCAGAGTCGCAATGGACGAAACGCGCTCCCTTAAAGATAGATATACAGCCATCAATGAGCTTAACAGAATTGTCCCAAATTACAACGCACAGATCGACAAGACCACTGGCAAGTATAAAGAGAACAAGCAAGCACTCGATGACTACATCAAGTCCTTGGTTCACCTATATGAAGTACAGGGCGCAAAGGATAAGTTGAAGGAGATTGGCAAGGAGCGCGCCGACTTGGAAATACAAAGGCAGGAGCAAGAGAAAATAATACAGAAAGATGCCGAGGAAGCGAAGTCTGAGGTACATGTCTCTGGGCGAGAGGGAAAGTCCATGGATATGGGAACGGCTTCTCTTCGTAGCAAGCACAAGGCTGATCTTGCCAAGACCAAGGAGGATTTAGCTGCTCTTGACAAAAAGAGAGATGCCATAAAAGATGCTTATGGCGCAGATATACAGAACCAAGAAATTAAGAAAATCAAGAAAGACGATGATGGTGGAGGAGGTGGCTCCAGCACGCATCAAGAGACTGAGAAGGAGCGCAAGGCTCGTGAGAAAGCGGAGAAGAAAGCTGCAGCTGAAGCTCGCAAGCGTGAGGCTGAAGCCAAGCGCAAACAGAAGCAAGCAGCCGACAGCATCAAAGCTGAGACCAACCAACTGATGGCTGACAATGCCAAAGCTTATGCTGAGGGCAAGAAAACATATCAGCAGTACATCGATGATCGGGAGAAAATCACTATTGCTGGAATTGATAAGTTGAAAGCACTCTATGGTGAGGACAGCAATGAATATCGTCAGCTGCTTGATGACAGAGTCAATGCTGCTAAAAAGCATGACGAGGATATCATCAAAATGCGTGAGAAAGATATAGAACGTGAGCGGTTGGTTCGCGAGGCAAATATCAAAGCACAGTATAATGATGCCAATTCTGCAATATATCAGAATGACATCGCCCTTGATGAAGCTCTCTATCAGAATGAAGTCGATGCAATGCAGAGACGCCTGTCCCTTTACAATGAGGGCAGTGAGGAATGGCTTGACCTCAAGGCAGAGATGGAGCAGACATCTCTTGACCACCAGCTGCAGATGCAGGAGGCATACCAGAACCAGCTGAAGGAGTTGCGTCAGCAGTTCGGCAAGCAGGATGTTCAGGCACAGGAAACCATGTATCTCAATGGTCTTGAAAATCTCTACAAAAAGGGACTGGTCAAGGAGGAGGAATATCAGCAGATGAAGTTGGAGATAACCAAGCAGTTCGCAGCCCAGAGAGCGCAGATCGAGGCTGAGGATCATGGAGCAGGCTCTACGCAAGCCAAGATTGACTCAAAGACTTCAGAGATGGTCAATAGCGCAAAGGCTGCAGCCGGGGATGCACAATCTACAAATGGCAGTTTCGGAGGCTATTTCGTTGCACAGGTGCAGAACTATCAGAACACCATGGAGAAGTTGAAGGAGCTCTATGGTTCAGATGAGCAGAACCATGCTGCATACATGCAGGCCAAGGCGCAAGTCACGGGGGACTTCCTCGATGGAATGGTGCAGAAAACACAGGTTGCATACAATGGCATCAGCAATATCATGTCAGCCGCATCAGCTTATTCGCAGGCATGCTCAGATCTGGAGCAGGCCAAAATCTCCAAAAACTACGAAAAGCAGATTGCTGCAGCAGGCAACAACTCCAAAAAGAAGAAAAGGCTTGAGGAGAAACGTGACAAGGAGTTGGCAGCAGCTAAAGCTAAAGCCAACAAAAAAGCGATGAAGATTGAGATAGCTCAGGCTATCGCCTCCACAGCCATGGCTGCCATCAACGCATATTCATCTGCTGCACGAGTTCCTTTCATCGGCTGGACCTTGGCACCAATAGCTGCTGGTATGGCCACTGCTGCTGGTCTGCTGCAGATAGCTACTATCAGAAAACAGCATCAGGCAGAAGCGGCAGGTTACTACTTGGGCGGTTATACAGGAGGTAGGCGATATCGCAGAGAGGCAGGTGTTGTCCACGAAGGTGAGTTCGTAGCCAACCATCAGGCTGTCAACAACTCATCCATTCGTCCTGCTTTCGACCTCATCGACAGAGCGCAGCGCTCCAACACGGTCGGATCACTGACCGCTGATGATATCAGCAGAGCTCTCGGTTCTGGTGGCGGTTCTGCTGTCGTCACTCCTGTTGTCAACGTCAGCAATGACAATAGTGAGGTGCGAGAGTCCCTCGATGGTGTGAACAACGCCATCAGTATTCTCAACCAGACTCTTGATGACGGATTGGAGATAGTTATGCCTATCGCTGGCCGTAGCGGACTGCACAGAAAACTGAAAGATTATGAACGATTATTAGACAACAAGTAGTATGATAACATGCATTATCAATGGGCATAAAGCCTATCCTATATCCACATCATCCATCAAGGTGACATACGCCAACCAGTATGTCACCGATGATGGAGAATATACCTATGACATCACATTTCCGATGAATATCTTATCTAATAGAGAGATATTCAAGAATGTGTCAAGGTTCGAGGTCAAGAAGAAACTCGCTAAATATGATGACTGCAAGCTATACTGTAATGGCTTGCTCATCATGAGTGGAGTGGGCACTGTACTATCTGTCAATCAGAAAGAAGTGAAGCTGCAGTTGCTCGGTGGTAAATCAAGGGTGAAGTATAATTCCAAATTCGACAAAAAGTTTATTGATGAGATGGATTTGGGCAGAGCACTGCATGGTAGCATGGGAGACCAGCTGGAGACAGTCAATGCAAAAGAGATTATGGGTCTGATGGCAGAGGTCAAAACATTTAATTTCTATGCAACATACAATCCATCTTATATGATAGGTATTCCTGGAATGTATGTTTACACACCTATTCGAGATGAGACAAACGATATGACAGCGAATATGACGTTGGGAAAGAACAGAAAGAGATACATCACCAACTTGGCTGTCCATCCTAATTTCATTCATATATTGCATAATATTCTCAATATATGTGGATATAAGGTTGTTCGTGATGATTTCAATCAAAATCCATGGGATGGTCTATACATCGCTTCTGCCTATAAGTCGGATGAGTTTCGTCATGCGTTACCACATTGGACAGTATATACTTTTTTGGAAGAGTTCCGCAAATTATTCAATGCGAGAATTTATTTCAACGAAGCTGAACGCACGGTGAGCATCTTGAGAAGCTCAGAACTGCTCAATGCGGAGACTGTTGAAATGGTAGCATTGGATGAGTTCAGTGTTGATTATGATGAGGATGGCTCGCTCAACACGATTGACACTTCTAATGTTGAGTTCAACTTAGGTGAGTCTGAAGAGAGGGATAATTATGAGGTGATACCACAGAAAGTGCTGGCATACTTTGATATATATACATATCAAGGCATGACACCTGAACTTGATTCAACTATCAACGGATGGGATATGAAAAAGAAAAGAACAACCATTGTCAAGAGGGTGTTTTCTTCCGGCAGTCTGCAGGCATATTATATATGGAAGGCTGATGAGGAAGATGATTCCAAGGGTAGCTGGGTTGAGTGTGGAGAGTTTTCACCGCTCATTCGCAATACAGACAGTGACGACAGCATCACACTCAATATTGCTCCTGCAGCAATTGCTGTGAAAGACCAGGATTTCACAACTTACAGCAATTGGCTTCAATTGTCTGGTCATAATAAGGACATGAGACCTCGCTATATGCTGTCTGTCGTCAACACTAAAGAAGCAGAGAGCCTTGAGTCGACAAAAGATGATGATGGTTACGCTTATGTGACTGTTGAGGATGCCATTGAAGATGATTCAAATATGGATAATGAGGAGAATGACAAAGAAAGCATGCAGATATATTTTCTCCTCGACAAAATGCAGGATGCGACATATCCGCTGCCATCGGGTATTCCTACGACATTACCACAATCCTGCTTATATGACAATGCCATGGATCATTTCATGGCTTGGCCAGTTCCTGTGACAGACGATGTGCATCTGAAGAAGGTTTTTGGCATAACTAAAGGTTGGAGTCTGAGCCTGGTGCAGAGAACTGACTATAGTTTGAATGAATTTCATGTGAAATCTGTGATAGATAATAAAGACTGTATGGAAATCAAATTCAGATCATCGAAGATACCAGACCCTTCAAAGATTTATATTTTTCATGGCAAACGTTTCGTTTGCGCTAAAATTGAAGTTGAAATCAAAGATGATGGCATCGAGCCAATAATGACAGGTAGCTTTTACATGATATCTTAATGGATAGAGGCGACAGATTAATACTGCCGCCTCTTTTCCTTATAGCACTCCTCTGTAGTTCAAGATGAGTTCATTCGCAGACTGGATGTCCTTCGGAGTATAGATGTCTGTAATGAGGATTGATGAGTGTCGTGCCTGGTCTCTGACCGACAAGACATCCGTGTTGGCCCTAAGCATATTGGTTATACCAGTGTCTTTCAGACTGTAGAATTTATAACGCATCGAGAACCCGAGATCCCTGCGCAGTATGCGGTGCCAGTAATCACGAAATATCTTTTCGCTCTTATGCTCCTCTCCAGGACAGAAGTCTGCTGAAAAGAGATAATAATTGCTTGGATAGGAAAAGATATTCAAGTCCAGCATCAGCTTGATGACATGAGCAGGTAGAGTGATAGTGGCATCATTCCTGTTCTTTGTGTGCTCACCATGTAGAGTGAGTGTCTTTGATTTGAGATGGAAATCTCCTATTTTCAGATAAGAAAGTTCGCGGGGGCGAACAAAAAGATAGTGCAATATCTCACAGGCCAGAAGAAAATGTTTGTTGTTTTTCATAAGATACTCACGTATTTCCAGCATCACGTCATCAGGTATCACATCGCGTTCTTTCTTCAGGCGATTCTTGATACGTCCGAGACCATCCGTTGGGTTCATGCTGATATAGCCACGTTCAAAAAGATACTTTGAGAAGGTCTTGAGCCACGTCAGATAATTGTTTCTGGTCAGAACACTATTGTTTCTTTCTACGAAAACATAATCAAGGAACTTGCTCACATTGTTTCGGTCCCATTGATAGCTGTAGGTGATGTTGATGTGCTTGACCTTAATCCATGTCTCAAGTACATTCACCTTACTGGTGTAATCATGCAGACTCTCCTCACGAAGGTTGTGCTCATTATAGAGCTTTGTCAAATACTCTCTGTATTTGAGCAACACATCTTCCCATCGTGTGTATTCGAGAGGTTGGCTTGCCTCTATCCAGGGGTTCCAACCATCCATGAGTTTCTCTGTGAGACGCTTCATGAGTGCATCAGCATATTCACGCTGTTTGCGCTTGCCCTTTATCTTGTCAAGCATGATTCTCTTTCTTCGCAGTCGGCCAAATGACGGGTCAAAAGCTAAGAAACTAACATAACACTCAGATTTCTGATGGAAGACAGGAGGTCTCCATCCAATGATGCTGCTTAAAACAGCCTCGTTTGATTGTAAGGAATAATTTTTTTTAACCATATCTTTAATTTTTATTGCAGACATGGTGTATTAAACGATAGAAAACCGACTTTTTGCCAATTTCAAATCTCTTGGCCATAAGGAGTGTGGAGATTTTGATTGTTTTAGCTATTTTTACTCTGTCCCGAATTTTACCGACGAAAATACCTTCGACATAGGGTAAAATTCTGATAGACAGAATAATAAGCTAAAAATAGTCGGGATTACTGGACTCGAACCAGCGACCTCGCGCCCCCCAGACGTGTGCGCTACCAACTGCGCCAAATCCCGATTGCTTATGCTCTATTGAACACTTGCGGTTGCAAAGGTATGATATTATTTTGAAATGAACAAATATTTAATCGTTTTTTGCAGTTTTTTCGCATACTTCTTTGCTTTTTTAGCGATTCTTGATGGACATTCTGCTCTTTTACCTTATTATATTAGGTTAAGGAGTTAAGGAGTTAAGAAGTTAAGGAGTTAAGGAGTTAAGGAGTTAAGACAAGTGCTTTATTGCTGGGTATGCTGTTCACCGCTTAATGTTCACCGCTTGATGTTCATCGCTTAATGTTCAATGTTCTGTATTTAACGTTAAGGAATGCACCATAGAAAAGACTTTCCTTGCCTCA